TCTGCGACCCATCGGCCGTACGCACCAGGGTACCCACTGGCACCAGCGCCGCCGTCGCAGGCGAAAACCGCGAGAGCGTCACCGTTCCGGCAGCCGCCACCGCCTGAAGCCGACTCAGCCCGAAATCGGCCATCCACGTATCCAAATCCGACCCGCTGCTGGTGGCCGCCCGCGTTGTCTGAAGCACTTGCAGGATCAGCCACTGCATCCACAACCCGAGACCGGCATTCGCCTCCAGCACTGCGCGCAGGACGCTGCCCACCGTCAGGTCCATCATCGTCGTCGCAGCTGCCTGCACAGCGGCGGCGGCGGACGAAACAATCGTGTTGAACGTGCGAAGTTGCAGTTGCATGTTTCACACTGCTCCAACGGTAAAAGTCAGCGCCTGCGTCTCGCCTGTGGCGCTGTCGGCGTAGCGGATTTGCACTGTCACCGTGCCCGAGGCATCCGCCTGCACGTCGATTGCGGGCTCCGGAGTGCGCGCCACCACACTCTCCTGAAATATCTGGCTCCGGATCACCGAGCGAATGCGGGCCGCACTCGCGGGCTGGCCCACAAATTGCGCCAGTCCCGCGCCGTAGCCAGGGTTCCAAAGATAATCGCCAGGATTGGTCAGCAGCCGGCGCAATACCCTCTGTTGGCCGAGTTGCGTCCCGGCGACGGTCGCCAGATCGCCGGCGGGACCGACCGCCAGGTCGCCGCCGTAAAAGTGCGACAGATCGGGCATGGTTCACTCCGGATCGGGATTGCTGGTGGGGCCGGTCTCGTCGCCGCCCGATTGCACGCTGCCATGCACATGCGCGTCGTAGTTCCCGCGTAGCCGATCGAGGCTGCCGTGCTTGTCATAGACATCGCCGTTGACATGCAGATCGCCCTGCACGCGCACGGTTCCGTCGGCAATCAGCTTGATGAAACTGCCCGACTGATGCACCAGCCACACCTCGCCCACCGGGGCGCCGGGCGTCGGCGATCCATCGCTCCAGGCGCCGCCGACGATAACCCCATGCTCGCCCTCGCCGTCCTGCGGCAGCACCAGCACCTGTTGTCCCTGCATCGGCGGCACGCACAGTCCCCACCCCGAACCCACCCAGGGGCTGAGGACCGGCAGCCAGCCGGTGACGACTCCCTCCGGTTGCAGCGAAACTTTTGCGGCATGCCGCTTGGGATCGACGCTGACCACGGTGCCGAACCGAGGCCGCCCGGCCGCCAAATCCTGCGCGGCCGCCTGCGCCTTCAGCGCGTTGAGGAAATGCTGCATGTTCTTATCCCGCCGATGCGGCACGCGCCCGCAGCCGTTGCGAAAATCCGCGCGTGCTGTGAAATCGGCGCTCCACCTCGTCGATCCGCAGCACCGTATCGAATATCGTGCCGGTCCCCTGCACCAAAACCGCCATTCGCGGCATCAGCGCCAGTTCGCCCGGCATTTCGATGCTGGCAACCAACTCGTGCCGCGTCAGTTCGCCCAGCACATTCTGCGCGTAGGCCTGCGCCGCATCCGGCGTCAAATTTGGCACCACATAGACATACTCGCGGGATGTCACGGCCCCGCGCTCGGTCCGTGCCGTCTGCACGCATCCGGTGCCTTGCCGGCTGTGCCAGCTTTTGACCGTCACAATAATGTCGCCGGCAAATGTCAGGGCCCTATCCAGCCGCAGAGACATCGCGGCGGACATTGGCAGTACCGCAGGCAGCGCGAACACGTTGGGCGCGACAAAATTCAACGTGGTGCCGCAAACCCAAAGATCGAAACCTTCGCGCTTGGCCAGCGACACCAGCAGGTCCCACTCCGTCGTGGCCTTTCCCGCCGCGTTCAGAGTCAGGCTGTCGTGCTCCAATTCCCAGTAGCGTCCCACCGGCGCCGTGGTCGGCTGCACGTTCGCCGCAAGCCCATGTCGTCCGGCCAGGATCGTCGCAATCTCCGACGATGTGCGGTTGGCGAAAGTTTCCTGTGTGCGTGCCTCGATCAGTCCGGCGCTCAGATCGCGACCTTCGATCGATACGATGCCGGCGATGGGGTCGATCGACACCAGATCCGCATTGCCCTGCACCATGCTGACGAAAGGCCCCGAGGGCGACAACGCAATCTGCACATCGACGAACAAATCCGTCGCCGCAGCCCACACGAGCGCATCACCGGTCAACGCCGCCCTTACCCGAAAGCGATCCGCGCCGAAGTACCCGGTGCTGGACACGGTCGCCTCGATGGCACTGGCGAGCGGCAGGCCGTTGACGAGCACGCCCAACCGGGGCGCCCGGACCGCGCCCAGCGCCAGCGCATCGCCCGCCAATCCCAATCCCTCACTGGGCGGCAACCCCGCCTCCTGCGCTCGAATCCTTGCTCGGGATGCGCAGGCTCATCGTGCCGCTCAACATCGGGTCGGAAATGCCGTTGAGTTGTGCGATGCGAATCCATTGCGTCGCATCGCCCAGATAGACCAGGGCGATACGATACAGATTGCCGCCAGCCACCTGAATCGTCTGCATCACGCCTCCAAATCGTCAAGGTTTGCCAGCGCCCGTCCGGCGTAGCCGTTGGCGTCCGCATACTCTGCCAATTGCCCGGCCGATGTGGCAGCGGTCGCCGGATCTTCGGCTGCCAGCAACGAACTACCTGCGCCGACAATCCCGGCCTGCGCCTGCGTCACCAGCGATCCGACCGCACCGACGGCGCTCGCGTAGGCCGCCGTCCCCGGCGACAGCGCGCCGGCAACTCCCAGCGCGGCCAATGCCGCCGACGTGTCGATCAACCCGACCGCGGCGAGATCGGCGAGCACATCGGTGGCCACCGACGGCACAACATCGCTTGGCGACTGCGCGAGATCGCGCACCACCTTGCAGGAAATCCTGTACGGCACCCAGTTGCTGTGCTCGTAGGCAGCCTCGAAAGACGCGATCACAATCAGGTAGCAGAACGCCTCCCACGCAAGCGTCCACACGCCGCCCTGCACCCGCATCAGATCGACCGCCCGCGCCCGATCCGCCGCGTCGGCGCCGGAGAATGCGCCACCCCAGCCGATATCCGAATCATCGCGTCCCATCGCGTCGACGATGCGCGCGCCGCCCGGCAGCACATGCACGGCCAACCTCTGCTCGCCGCCAAACCGGATGCGCGACGGCAACTCGAAATCCTGAAAGCTGACAGGTCCAAGCTGCAAATAGTCCGACATACGTTCACCCCCCCTGCAACGTGCCCGGCCAGGCAGGCGTCAAGCGTGGGTCGAACCCCGTGCTGCCCATCTGCGGCCGCCCTGCCTCGCGGGCCATATGGTCGGCAAGCCAGGTGCCGACCCGCGTGCCGTCCAGGAACACATCTCCGCCGGTCGGCCCGCTTTGCGTGCCTTGTGAGCCAGGCGGTGCATGCGAGCGCGAAGCCGCCTGATCGCCGCCCGCACTCGCCATCGGCACGGCCGATGCCGTCGCGTCGGGTGCCCAGACTTGCCCACCGTCGCGAAGCACCGTAGGCGCACTATCCGCCGAGATTGGCTGGCCCGGCGGCTTATCCGGCATCGCCGCCGGCGCCGGCGGCGGCGCGAAGACGGCGAACGACACTGGCGCCAAGCTCGGCGCGACGGGGCCCTGCACATCCGGCTCGGCACCCAAGTCGCGAACGGAGACAGGTGCAAAGGCGACCTGCTGGGCCCCGGTCTGCGGCACCAAAGGCGCGGGGACGGACCGCGCTGCTGGCCGAGCCTGCTCCTCCGGTTCGTTGCTCGCTTCGGGCGCCGCCTGGGAAGGTGGCTGGAGCGGCGGCACAGCCGACGCCGCAGTTCCGACCGTCTGAAACTGCGTCAATCCCGCCAGCGCGCGGGAAGCCCCACTCTGCACCGTCGCCAGCGTGCTCTCGGCTGCACTCATGGCCTCGGCCACGCCATCGGCCAGCAACAGCGCCAGCCCTGCATCCGCCGGGTCATCGGTCACTTGCGTTCCTTCCAGCGCATGGCAGCAAAGTCGAAGGCGTGGCCGTCGAGCCGACCTATCGCGATCACGAACGCCAGCCGCTCGTCCGGCGGCAGGCAGAACGCCACGTCGAACGGCACCCCGTTCCTGACCAGGTAAAGACAGTCCACCAGATCGGGGTGCCGGCTCAGTTTCCCGCGATGGCCGCCACCTGTGCCGCGTTCGGCTGCGTCTCGGCCAGCGCCGCGCCGATCGCGGCAATACCGGCATCGCCCAGACGCCCGACAAGGGCCTCCACCTGCTGCTCGCTCGCAGGCGCCGGCACCGGCACGTCGTCGATAGCAGCCACGCTTGCGGCCAGCACGGCCATGCCGAGCCACGACTGATTTTGCGCCAGAACCGGCCCGGCGGCTTTGAACAATCGCAGCTTGTCCAGCGCCGTCATTTTGCGAAGCTGCAATCGGCGGCCCTGCGCATCCGTCACGCAAGGCGCTGCCTGGGCTGCGGCAATCACCCGCGCGGAGGGGGCGCCCGTCACATCCGCACCCGTGTGCCGGCGAAGAATTCCAACCGTTGCTTCACGCTCGCGTCGCCCCGCCAGACGCCCGCGCTCGCCAGCTTGAACACCACGTTGTTGAACTGGTAGGTGCTGACGGAACCGTCCGACTCGTTAATGTATTGATACAGCGTCCCCGGCGCCGGCGACTTACCGTTGTGGTAGTCCGCCTCAAGCTGCGCAATGAAGTCCTCGACGGCCGAGTTACCGCGCTCCAACTCGAAATTGCCGTCCCAGCCCTTCGGCAACTCGGCGCCAAGTTGCACCCCGTCGATGCGGTCGACCCGGACCGAGGCGGTCATTTGCCGCGCCTCGAACCCGGTCACATGCGTCAGATCGACGCGCCCATAGGCACCGAGCACCACCACCTGGCAGTCACGGCCGACGGAAAACATGCTGCCGGACACTTCATTTCCTCTCAGCTATGATTCGGGAAGCAGAAAACCGTCAGGCCGCGAGCGAACCGGGCGCATTCGGCAGGGCCTGCGTCTGCACCTGCACGGTCTGCCCGCCCTCGATGTTGACGATGAAGAACTGGTTGATCGCCTGGTACTGGATCTGCGCATCGCTCTGCACGTACCCGAGGCCGGTTCGGCTCGCGGGGTTGTTGCTGGTATCGCAAATCACGCTGAACGGCAGGCTGCCGTCGGTGCTCCCTAGCAGCCCCTGGCTCAGCATGTTTTGCAAAAAGCTCAGTTGCGTCGCGCGGATCCGACGGAACAGGTCGGCGTTGATGACCTGCCCGACATACTGCCCCATGCCGGAGGCGAGCGTTGCCGCGATGTAGTTGGTCAATCGCGTGTAGTTGTCGCCGTCGACGGCCGAATTGCTGCTGCTGTTGATGCCGCCCCGCACGCCCCAGAACGCTCCGCCCGGCTGCGGATTGGCAATCACGTCGATGCCGGCCTGAAACAGCACCGCGAGGTCCGCCGCCGCATAACTCGTGCTGGTGCCCGCCGCCGGCGTGCCGCTCAATTGCGTGCCGACCACAGAGAACAGCGGCTTGTTCAAACTGCTCTGCTCGGGGCTCAAATTCGCGAGCCGCCCGGCAACGAAGCCTTGCGGACTGACCACGCGAAGCGTTGCATTCACCGGGTCGTTCCACCACACCCAGTCGCCGAACATCAGCTTGCAGGCATAGCTGTCGAGTCCGGCCGTGTGCTTGGTCGTCACCGCATTTTGAATGTTGTCGCCGGACGGACCCGTCAGGATCATATAGACGCCTTCGGACAAGCCGAACTGCGCCTGTGTCGTCCACTGCGTCGGATCGTCGCTGTCGGCCAGCAGCGCAATGCCGCAACCCTGGCCGCGCAACGCATACATGCCCTTGCGCGGTGCGATATCCACGCCGACGAGAGTCGTCGTCGCCACGTTTGTTGCGCCGTCGGTACCCGGGGTGCCCGTCGAAAAGGCGTAGCTGCCGGCAACCGGCGTTGCCACCGTGCTGTTGGCGCTCGCCGTCACCAGCCCGCTTTGCCCACGCTGCGGCCCCTGCCCCAGATTCACGGCACTCGCCAATGCCTGCCAAAAAGCAGCGCCGGTGCCGCCGATGTTGTCGTACACCTCCGGCAACAGCCCCGGCAGCGTCACGGTCAACCGCCACGTCCCCGCCTTGCTGCCGGACCCGAGTATCACGCCGATCGCGTTGCCAAGGCTGCCGGTGTAGCGCGCAGTGAACGTGAAGGCGGTGTTCGGCAGCGTCAGTTGTGCGGCGGTATCGGTGCCGTCGGTCACGCGCACGCAGCGGAAATTCTGTGCGCCCTGCTGCACGGCGGTGGCGACATGCGTGCCCATGTCGTATTTGCGCGCCATCAGCGGCCCGAAGGCGCTCGCGTAGTCGGTCATCGTGGCCACGATCGCCGGCTGGCCCACCGGCCCCCAGCTCGCGCTGCCGACCACGCCGACGATGTCCGTCGGCACACCGTTCAGCAGCAGATTCTGCGGCGGCACGATCTGCACGTAAAGGTCGGGCACGACCAGCGACGTGGTGTTCACGCTACCCTGCTGCACAATCGGCATTCTGGTCTCCTGCTCGCGATGATATCAGTTCAGCAGCGTTTCGGTCAGGCCGCCAACATCCAGCGTGGCGTTGAACGCGCCCACCGCCATGCGCGGCAGGTTGGCCGCAATCGTCGTCGGATAGTCGACGGTGTAGGTCAGTTCGCGCCGATACAGCGTCGCGTCCTCCCAACGGTCGGACACGGTGGTGCCGACGTAGCGCAATCGCCCGCTGGTGCCGTCGGCCAAACCGACGAAGTCGATGCCGGACAAAGCCGAATCCACGGCGCTGCCGATGGCGTCCCGCGTTGCGGGGTCCGGGCACCACGCCGTCACTCGAAACGCCTGAAGCTGCCGCCGCGACAGATGCAGCGTCGCTTGGTCCGCCTCGACACGCGCGATTAGCCGAATGGCTCCCGGCACCGTCAAGGTGGCGCCGGACGCCGTGGCCGCGCGCACGGAACCGAGTGCCGCAGCCAATGTACTCGCCACGCTCTCCGGCGTATCGCTGCCTTGGAGCCGCCACGAGGCCCAGGCCGCATCCGCAATCACGGCCGCGACCTGCCCGGTCGCAGTGGTTCCGCCGAATGTCACGCTGGTCCCGCTCACGCTCGCCGTCAGCGACGGCGAAGTCTGTGTCTGCGGCACCCACAAATCGGGCCAACGCGACGTGTTGCGGGAATGCCCCTGCGTCGCCGTGACGGAGATATTCGTCGTGCCGCCCGAAAGATCGGCGTCCAGCGCCGCCGTCACTGGCCAACCGCGATAGATGCGGCACGCCGCTCCCGCAACCACGCACGGCCCCGACAGGCCGCTCGGATACAGCGCGCCGCCGATCACGCCGACCAGCGCCGTTTCCACATCAGATTCATCGGCCATCAGCTCGTCGCCTGTCGCACATGCAGCCGCCAGCCCAGACCCGTCAGCTCCGCACTCGCGATCACCCCGGTACGGCCCAGATCGTCCTGCACCAGATCGCCCTGCCGCAGCAGCACCCGCACACCGCTCAAGCGGGGCGCCGGCATCAGGACGGCCCAGCCGCCCGCGCCCCCGATGACACCCGGCGCATCGGCCGGCAATGCGCCGCGCCCGCCCGCGCCGGCCGCCAGCGCGCTCGCAGGCCAGTCCGTCAGCAGCGGCGTCGCCAATGCGGCTTGCACGCCGACATAGCGATTCACCCCTGCTGTCGCCGGCGCCGCCGGGCGCGCGAAGCTCAGCATGCGGTTGGTCTTAACGCACAGCACCGGCCCCAGGCGCGGCTGCGACGCGATGAAGAACACCCCGTCCGGCCCGGCAATGTAGTCGCCCGGCCTGGAGTATGCCGCATCGAAATAGCCTTCCCACAACGCATCGCCGTAACCGACGGGAGCGTCGAACTTGATGGGGCTGGCGAACATTGCCGGCAGCCGCAACGTCCGGTTGCCGGCGGCCATCGGGTCGGTCGCCGTCTGCGGATGGTACAGATCGCACCACGCGCCCACGGCACGCGCGGCCGCCCCCAGCCCGCGACGAATCGCGTCTGGAATATCCGTGTTGTTGTTCGCCAGGGACATTTTATACCACCAACGCCAATGAACCGTCGCCCAGTCCCGGCCCCGCCGGCAGCCCGAGAAAGCCGCACAACCGGCGCCGCCAATCGTCGAACAGCGCGGCGCGCTCGCGCACCTCGTTCGGGTTGCGCGTCCACACCGCCGCCGTCTCGGTATCCAGCCGGCTGCCCGCATCGGTGATGGCCGTCTCCAACGTCGCAAGCGTGGTCAGGTAATTTACCACCACGGCAATCTCGGCATCGGACAGATTGTTCAGCCGGAATTCCATTAACCCGTACGCCTGAAAGAACCGCCACCCCTGAAAGCCCGATGCACCGGCGCCGTACGCCGGATAGCCGCAATAGCGTCGCACGTCGGTCTTCTGCGCGTCGGTGAACGAATTTTGCGTGATGGTCTCACTCATTGCCTACTCCGCGTATGGCCAGAGCAAATGCCCCTCCCATCCACCGGACAGGAGGGGACCAGTCAGGCGTCAGCCCGCGTGTTCCACCAGCACCGCCCGCTTGAACACGGCATTGGTCGCAGTCGAAATCGTCGTCGATGTGGTCGTGATGTCGGACGGCGTGCAGAACCCGCCGATCCAGTACCAGCTTTGCGCAATGATCTGCTGCAACCGATCGATCGGCTCGCGCGTCACCATCGCCACGCCGTCCACCACGCTGACGATGGCGTCCTTCGGCGCCACGTCGGACTCCGCCAGTCCTGCGAAATCGCCCTCGATCAGCGCACCCTTGCCGCACACGATCGGCCGCCGGATCGTCACCCCCCCGAGCGTCTGCACATACGCCTCGGTCGTCGGGATAAAGCGCAGGCCGAGGAAGTCGTTGACCAGCCCGCGCTTGAACACCGGATTGTCGCTCGTCGCACCCGTGAACAACTGCCGGAACGCCTGGTCGCCGAACAACTGTTTGGAACTGACCGGATCGAGGTAGCAGTTATACGCACCGTCGATCTCCGGCACAGCATTCAGCCGCAACTGCGCCACCGCACTCAGCAGCGTGGCCATGTCCAGCGTATCGCTGGCCACGATCTGCGAGGTATTGGCACGATTGTTCGGCCGCATAATCGCGCTCGCGGTCGTCGCCGTCACCGTGTTGTTGATCGTCCCATCGGCGACCGAGACGGACGTTGCGAACGTCAGCACACCGGAGATGCCGCCCGGCGCGAGAGAGTTGTTGCTCGCGTCGGTCACGGCGCCGATCAGTTGATATTGAGAGCTTCCCACAGTCACGCTCAGCGTGTTCGTGGGGCTCACCGACGTCGGCACGCCGTTGACCCAAACCTGCATAAAGCCGCGAATATCTTCCACGCTCAACGCCGGCCCGGCGCTGCTCAGCGTCGTCCGCACCCGCGTATTGCCGGCGAAGTATGCCGGAAACAGCGCATTGCGCGCCAGCTCGTCCAAACTCCGCGCCGCCTGCTCGCCGTTGATCGATGCGTTGAGCAGGAACTGGCTCGCGATGCCGACACGGCTCGTCACCATGTTCAGGTCGGCCGTCGCCGCATAGAAATTCAGCGTCATGGTAAATTGCTCGACGCTGAAACTCTGCGGCGTTAGCCCGTTGTCGAGGTTGGTGTTGGCCGACGGCACCAGCGGCGTCGTTACCGATGCCTTCAGGCCCGGTCGCGTTTTGGTCAGCGTCTCGCCGATACCCACAGCAAATTCCTCCCGGTCGGCAACGGCGCGATAGCCGAGCCGGCTGGTCAGCGACTGCTGGAACTCGCGCTCCAGGAAGCCCTGCTGGATGATCGGCTGCAAAGACAGCGGGAAGTTCTGAATGCCCATTGGGACCCTCATGATGCGGAAATGTGAACATGCCCGCGCGAGCCCGCCCCGCTCGCAAAGCGAGGCGGGCAGTGCTCGTCCAGGTTTCGGCTAGGTGGGAAAGTCCGAAGTCTTCAGCGCCGCTTCAGCAAGTCCGTGCGCGCCTTCTGCCACTCCGCGTAATCCATCTCCGTTGCTAGCCGCGTCTTCTGCGACTGCACCGGCGGCGCACCGGCCGTCGAGGAGCTGAAGCCGCCGCCGAACAGCCACGGCTTGGCCTTCTTCAGATCGCGCATGATCGTGGCCGCACCTTCGACCTCGCCGCTCTCCGCGACCTTGATGCCAGCCACGTCCAGCAGTTTCAGCCCATCCAGATCGACCATGCCGGCCCGCACCGCTTCGGCCTTCAGTTCGGCGCGGACAATCCGCGCGTGCGTCACGGCCTCCATCTCGGCCAGCTTGCGTTCGGCCGCCTCCGCCCGCGCCGCAAAGTCTTCCAGCGGGGTCGTGTTGGAAACATCTTCGCTCATGCCTGCTCCTTTTCGCGCGCGATGCGGGAGAGTTCCGCCGCCACATCGTCGATGTCGTACACGTCGGAAATGGATTTCGTCGCCGTCTCGCGGCTCAACAGCCCGCCGTCCGCAAGCGTCGTCAGCGTCTTGGCATCGCTTGCCCGATCCGGCGCATCCGGCGGATACCAGCGCGGCCAGCGCAGGCTCAGCCGCGCGCCCGCATCCAGCGGCGCCACCGCCTCGCCCCGCACCGTCAAAGGATAAATCTCCGAGGCGCGTACGATCATGTTGGCCAACGCCAGCAGCGCCCCGCCATAACTGATGCGCAGATTGTCGGCGAGCCAGATGAGTCCCTGGTTCATCAATTCCAGCGCCCGCCCGCTCTGTGGCGCACTCAGTCGGTCCGCGCTCGCGCGATTGCCATGCACGCCCTCCAGCGCCAGTTCGCGCAGGAACCGCACATACTCGATCACGGCGCCGGCCGCCGTGCCGCCGATCTCCAGCAGCTTCGCGTCGCCTTTTTCGCTGACCACCAGCGCGTTGCCGGCGCCGCGCACGATCTCGTTGTCCACGCCCGCTGGTTCGCGGATCAGCAGCAGCGGATCGGACGAGTATTTCAGTCCCCGTCCCGCCTGCGACAACTGGTAGTCGATCTCGATGCCCGTCTCGACTGCCGCGCGAAACGTGCAGGTGCCGTCGATGTCGTCGCCGCCGGGCAGATTTTTGATCCACACGATCGGCACGAACCCAAGGCCATGCGTCACGCTGCGCACCGAGTCGATTTCGGTCGGCGGCCCGTCGCTCGCCTTCGTCGGCACGAACCACGTCTCCGCCGTGTCGTCCCACACCCGTTGAAACCAGTAGGCCGCGTTTGGGTCGTCGATCTCGTAGCCCTGATCGGCCAGCGCCCGGCCGCGCACCTTGTAGCATTCGGTCACGCGCAACAGCGTATCGGGCGCGTCCGGCTGCCACACCGGCAGCAGATAAAGGCTTGGCAGCACCTTAAAGAACACCCGCCCGCGCAGCACGCGCAACAGCACCGCGACACTTCCGACCGAGCCGCGCAGCGCCGCTTCCAGCATCGCTTGGTTCAGCCCGCTCTCGCGCACAATGTCGCCCAGCACGGCGCGCACCCGCGCATCGTCGCACTCGATGGTCGGAAAATGCCCCTCGCCGAACACCAGCGAAAGGCTGTCGTCCACCACGATCTTGGCCAACGGATACCGGACAGAGGGCCGCCGCCGCCGCAACGGCACATACTCGCCGCCCGCCCCGCGCTCCTCGTGAAACTCGTAGGGCAGGACATCGTACAGCCGCCCTTCCAGCACGCGCGTCAAAACATCCAGCCGCCACGTCCGCTCGGCAAACGCCGGATCGGCCGGGATCAGCGCGCGAATCGTGTCGAACATGTCTTCTCTTTCGCGATGTCGAAGCGGCGCACAGATATAGCAGGCGCTCGAAAGCCCTCTCCCCTTGTGGGAGAGGGTTGGGTGAGGGGTCGGACACGCTCCGAAACCCGAGCGGAGCGCACGTTGCACCGC